TACTAGATTGGTCTATTACTCTCTCAATGGTTATCTCAAAAGATTGTGGAGCATAGTAATGAAACTTTCTCTTAACACGTCCCACATCCATGAGCGAAGCTGAGGGGAAGTCGGAACTGACTCCCACGCTTTGAACTCCGGTGAGAAAGGTTCCGTCTGCCGGAGAGTCGCCCCCACTTTGGTCGTTTCTCTCGTTGTACAATACGCCCATACAGGCATAAAATATGCGCCCATTGACATCACTGAATGGATATACTGGCATAGTTAACTCCCGCTACTACCAAAACCACAAATACCCCTATTGGAATCCTCTAAATCTACCACTTCTCGCAATTTTACTTCTGGTATTTTATGAAAGATTATCTGGGCGATCCGATCTCCCCTTTTAATAACAAGGCTAATTTGGGAGGTGTTATAGAGGCACACTCCAATACCGCCGCGATATCCCGAATCAACAACTCCGGCAAGGACATCTATTCCGTTCTTGGTGGCCAAACCAGACCTTGGCCATATTAGACCAACATAGCCTTCCGGTATAGCCATAGCTATATCCGTTTTAACCAGCTTTCTGCCAGAGGGAAGAACGGTGCCATCTGCTGATGCATACAAGTCCCATCCAGCGTCTTGTGTGTGGGATTTTGTTGGTATGGTGGCTTCCCTTGAAAGCTTTTTACAATTTATCTTGTCTACGTCGGTCATGACATCCGGTTCCTTCTCATTCGCCACGAGCTGCTCCATCCTCGCCAATGTGTCATGGGGGTAATCTTCCATAGTGTTCTCCCTTTATACCACTTCACAAACGCCGCCACTACAGGCCCATTCCTGTTCGGGATTGACGTTATCTTCTTCTTCGATAACATTAGTATAATCGACCGAAACATATTCTCTACTCAGGTCCACCCACTCTTTCCAGTTATAAACATCCTTCATACAATAGGTTAACCGTCGAACATCTCCCTCGAAATATCTACCGGCAAACTTTTTACATCTATCTGCCCACACCCTTTTACCATTACCTTTTATTTTTTCCCCAATACCCAATAACGAGTCACACGCTGCCCAGAGGTTGTCTTCCCATAAATTTAAGGCCACCTCTATTAAACCACTGACAAAAAGCGAAGCGTCACCATAATGGGATACCTGTTCTGTCGGTAGATGTATTGTGGTAAATGGAGCTTGGGGATAGTCTTTATCTCCCGTAATGGGAAGCAGGGAAATCCCACAAAAATATTTCCTGTGTTTATATATGTAGGATTCCACCTCGTCCCATTCTTCAGCCTTTACGTTGATCGTGTTGGACACATTGTGTACAAGCCAAGATTGTGTACATAGGCTCTTATTGGTGCCGGGAATCACCCAACTTCTTTGGGTACTCTTAACATAATCTAACAAATCAAGAGCGCCCACCTTATTTTTAGTCTTAGAGCCCGCCGGAACCTCAACACAGAAGGAAACAACGTCATCGCTGTCATTATTAGACCAAACCGACTCTTCGCAGGCCCTCGGGTTGATTTCCTTAAAGTAGTTATAAATGGGCTCCATTTTGTTAGCCTGAACACGCCTTATGTATCGCTTGGCGTGATGGGGATGTATTCCACTAGAGGTGCCCAGTATGCAGCTAGAGGTGCCTTCTGGCTTGATACAGGTTGTTCTAGCTGCCTGATTAACCCCTATCTTTTTTGATATAGCTTTGTTGGTTTTCTTTACTATGTCCGCGCCCATCTTTTGAATCTCTGGATCTAAACAAATGTCATGTTGTTCCATGATTCCAGTCATAGACACTCCCAAGAGTGCCTCTCTTTTTATAATCTTTTCAGATGTCTCGCCCAGATAATCAAAATCATTGAAGCCAGCCTGAAGAGTGCCAATTATCGATGCGGCTCTACATGCGTCATAGAAGTCTTCCTTGGTTTTTATTTTGGCGCAGTTAATGGTGCTAAGATTGCAAGCCTGCCAACCAGTTTTTCCCGTGTCTTCGTCTACGGGCCACATTCCAATCTCCACACACGGATTAACTATTAGTTCTGTTGAATCCGACCACACAAACCCCGGTTCTCCAAAATCCTTAACAGACTTCATGAGTTCTGAAAATTGTTTTTTAGTGGTTGTTTCTCTAAGCAAAAGGGCAGAATTGTTCGACCGTCCACGCTGTGGGTTTTCGATAAACCAGTTTCCGGTTTTAGCCTTGGCCATTTCTTCGTCATCTGGCGAAAAAACACAAATAGTAGCACTTCTCCTCACGCCCCCGCTAATTACCGCATCTGCTCCATGCATAACAATGTCATATGCCTCGATTGGAGTTAATACACGGAGTTCTGGTGAGGCAAAGATAGAGTCCTTTAAGGCTTTCTCTAGGATCTTTCTCATGTTAGAGAGGGCGTTCTTGAGGGGTTCTGGGCCGGGAGCTTTGCCACCGCTTGACTTGAGTAGCGATCCCGCCGGTCTAATTAGAGAGTAGTCAAAGTTAACACTCTTCCCATTGTATTCGGGGAAGAGTTCATCTTGATCAAAATAGCTAGACACCAGTACGCCAACTGCGTCTGACCATCCCTCAATTGAATCTGGAATGACAAACTTTTTGGAACCACGCTTTTCTTTAATCAGGTTGGGGAGTTTGGCGATATGGTGTTTCTGGACAGAAAAGCCTGTCCCACAGCCACATAGAAGGAGAAACATACACTCCTGAAAGAATCTCAGTCTGTCAATATAAGACGTGATACAATTATAGATTCTGGCGTTATGTTTGAGTATAGGATCACCGCCGAATTGCAACGCTCTCTGGCTTCCTAGAACACGCTTCTTGTGCATTTGCTCGTAAGCCCACTCAATCTCCTCTTGAATTTGTAAATTTTTTTCAAATTCCACAAGTTGACCAGATGGGTCGAGATCAACATACTTATCCAGCATCATCTCCTTAACCCTAGTTACCGCTTCGGCCCACGTTTCTCTTCTTTTTTTATCTGGTTTCCATCTGGCGTATTTTGAAACAAAGGTGTAGTTCATTAGGGATTTTATGGACATTAATGTTTTTCCGTTCCTGTAAATCTGGGTCAATATTTACTTGTTTATAATAATGGTAATATCTTTAGTTTTGACCCGTATTGTCGTTGTCTCTTCGTCCTGTTGTACATCAACATTATCTATGACAATCTTGATTTTGTCAACCATTTCTTGCGTAATTCCAAACTCTTCCATGATTTTTGCTATAATTGTTGACGCGATACCCCCGTAGCGTTGATCTTCAGACATTATTTTTTCTCCATTCTGGAGATAAGGGTATCGAATTTTTCGTTAAGTTTGTCATTGATGGCTAGCTTGCAATCTGTCACACTCTCTTGTAGAGAATCAATTTTAGCTTCCAGTTTTGTCTCCATGCTAATCACCTTGCCTTCAATTGATGTCATTCGCCTGTTTAAGGAATCATTCACCTTTTGCTCCAATAGGATTATTTGTTTTCCATGATTGATCATTGTAAACAATACCCACCCAATTATCGGTATCACTGTAAGCTCTAGTATTGTGCTAATTAGTTCCCAAGCGTTTGTCATGACTTTTTTCTCCTGAGCCGTGGGAATAAAATCAAGGGGAAGAGGGGGTTTGCCCTCATCCCCTTTACCGAACACGGGTCTATATATATTACATACCAGTAATAGCTTTGTAATCAAAGAAGTCTCCACCGCTAGCGACGGTAAGGGTTACAAAGTCAACCTTCATAACTAACTCACCCGGAATTGCCCGAGTTGGGTTGGCTGCACTATCACTTTTTCTAGCTGTAGCGCCAGATACCGGGTTCCAAGGATCGTTACCCGTGAGGGTAGTCGGAACCTCGTAACCAGTACCATTTGCCAGCAACCACCGGTTGGCGGATCGTTTAGCCAGCTTGCTTCCATTGGGCATGTAGCCAGTTCTAGAATATCTACCTTCTCTCATCAGGCTGGTAGTGTCGGCACCGAAGTCATGGATAAACTGATTGATAGAATTAAGCACGCTGCCACGAGCCGTAATAAGCATTTTGGTGGAAGCAACGCCCGACAATGTGCTACTACTGGAAGCAATAACATACTTGCCAGCGGCTTCGTAGGCAAACGTACCAGCCGTGAGGGCTTTCTGGTTGCCCTGTAAGCCATCAGCGAGAACTTTTGGCTTAGTGCCATCGTTCCATGCGGTGGCGTTGTCTTTTAACGCCAGAGCTTTTGTAATTACGGTCCCGGTGGTTTCATTGCTTAGAATGGTGCCACCTTCGGTCGTGGCCGTAAAAGCCCCACCACTAGTGTTCTTTTTGTCGTTATTACCGTAGGGAACTGCCATAATAGATCTCCTCTGAAGAATCAATTAAAATAAACAATAAGCTATAATCCCAATTATCCAAAGAAGATCCGCGTCCAGTTAACCATACACAATTAGACCGGCTGGTCGTTACTTTTTTTGCATATTCTTACAGCTCTCTTAAGTCGGCGTCTGGCCGTTTCCCGGCTATAACCGTTCGCTGTTGCTATCTCTACCATAGTCATATTCCCAATATATCTCTGCTTTAGGATACTAGAAACGTCTTCTGGCAATCCTGTTAAAATATCAGTAAACTCTTTACGATGGTCTATAAAGGGAGATTTTAATTTTAGGTTTTTGGTAGATCTTCCTCCTGCGTAACCGAAGAAATCTAGCTGACTACCGTCAAGATAAACCATATCTCTTTTTTTCTTTAGTTCGTTTTTAAACGCAAAAGACAACTGTTGGTATAAAAACGATGTAAACTTTACCCCTCTCGTTGGGTCGTATCTATCTCTACATTTCCAGAGTGTAATCATCTTAATTGATTCTATTTCATCTCTGTCTATAGATCGATTATACCTATTTGCTACCGCGTTCATTATATTAACTATGTTTGAGTCTTTTAAAAGTTTTTCAATACTATCCATCATTTCCTCTCAGGATTATTCCACCAATGTTTCGTTTACGTTCCAATAGTCCACTCAGACCCTCAAGATATATTCTATCTAGCTTGTCTGAAACAATATACTCAACTTCTCCTTCCGGAGACACCAACATAGACCAGTATTTTTTGGTCTTTAGTTGTTCCTTAACTAGGTTTACGGTGGCGTTAGTATTCTCATCTGAGAGTATTTCACGCTCCGTATAAACACATAGTTCTTTTTCGATATCCGTTCTCACGTTTTTGATATTAAACAGTTTTCCAACACCCATGAAAAATGAATATCGACCCAATATTCTGAGGGCCTCAATCCCCTCTACGTTTTCTATTTGATCTTCTACGGACTTGCTTATGTCGAAGTTAGTATATCCCAACCAGCAATCCCATCTGTCTGAAGGTTTCATTAGTGATTCTTCTGGATATGGACCCATTGGGGTATACAGTATTTTCTGGGGTTGTAAAAAAATATCTGGTGATAGCAATTCGTAGTTTTCAATATCGTTGTATGGTGGTTCGCTCGTGTCTTTTTCTTGGGATTGTGGCTCTGAAGGAGGGGTAATGATTTCCTCAACCTTCGCATTCCAGCTCTCCCAAGCTATTTGTTTTGGCTTGGACATGACAACCTCCGATTACATTTTGAATACGCTGCGGGGTGGCACAGCTATTGATTGGTCTGAACCGCCTTTCAAATTGTCATCCTTATTAATAAGGCTCCCTATGAATTGAATAATCGCTAAAAAATCATCCTCTCTGTCCTCTAATACACATTGTGACTTCAGTTGGTCTAATATTTGTTCTGATAATTGTTCATGTGCAATTCCATAAAAAATAGAGGCCATAGCCCTTCTGCCGGTTTCATTTGGCTCCCAATCGCATCCGAATATGAATTCTCCCTCTTTCGAGACAGCAATCGTTAATTGGGATACAAAATCTTCCTCAGTAGTTTCGAGATCGTGTTGATAATAATTTTTCATAATATGGGTCCACCTCTATGTTCTGATTTTTAATATCTTCGGATGAAAAGAAACTGCCAGATCTGTTGGCCCCTAGAACTTCTGGCATATAAGATATGTACGTTACCTCTACTTCTCTATCGTCAACCTTTCTGAATCCAGACAACTCTGTTGTCACCCAGTTGAAGCCTATATGAAAATGCGTATCAAACAAGTTAGACAGGGTCTGTTGTTCGTCTTTGGTCGAAATGTACGCATGGGGAAATTGATTGTCGTCCGTTAGATGTATCTGAAAAAACTGAGGATGATTAAATGGAACACCCTTTTGAATTTTGGCCACTATTAACGTGATCTTAACTTTCATTTTCGGTGTCCGGGTTGGTTGCAATCTGAGACTTTATATTGTCTAAAATTTGCTGCTGTGAGGCTATAAGTGAGTACCTCTTAATCAGATCCATTAATCTGTCTAGACTGTTTGGGTCGGTTTGATTTTGAATACATCCGTTGATGAGAAATGCGTATTCATCCATGCTGGCCTTTATGGCGCTTTCAGCGGCTTTAATTATATCCATCCTGTTTTACCTCGGTAATATGTATGTAAAAAATGAGCCCACTACACTTATTATATTATAGCGGGCTCTGCGTTAAAAGTCAAGCTAATTATTCAAATTCCAAGCAAAAGCCATGAACGTTTTTCCCAGTTCCCGCTTTTCGGATTCTATGACGTTGTGGTTTTCTTCTCCTAAGATCAAAATCATAGCTTTCTTGGTAGCTGGACCCAACATGTCGTATTTCCCCTTAAGAGAATCTCCGAAAACTTCTTTTGCCGCAAGGGTGTAAATATCGTTTACTTGCTGGGCGTCAGCTTCATACTTAACTACCCTGTCTGCAAAGATCTTATTAAAAATGCATAGTTTAATTCTATCGATAGGATCTGTAATAGATTTAGCCGTTTCGGACCACTGATCAATGAGAACCTTTTCCGGTTTTTCAGTTACAATCTGTAGCCTATTGTCGGGAGCATCTGGGGCGTTATCCCAGAAAACTCCGACTAGTACCAGTATAATACCTATTAATAGCCTAGCATTCATTGATATTACCCATCCTTCTTATCAGGAATGACAGGAATATCATGCTTTGGGTCGGCGGAATTTTTAGCGAGCACAAGGAAGGCATCGTGAAGCCTATCTTGCGCATCTACCAATCCTGCGTCTATACAGGCGTTGTTTAACGCCTCCCATTTAGCCACAATAGACGTTAGGTTATTAGAGGTTGACGCTTTAGGACTTGCTCTAACTTTGTTCACAGCGCTCAGGAAAAGGTTCCTGACTGAAGGGATCAACATTAGCAATCCCGCTACAATACATACCCACTGTATGGGGTTTAGCCCCATCATAAAGTTGATCATTAATGCTCTCCAGTTTACTCGGTTACCCGGATAGTGTCGCCAATAACCCAAGCTGCCACAATTGTGCAAACGCCCACAATTTGTTCTATGTTGAGATCCAAGCCAAGAAGCTCAGTCGAACACACAGCAACGAGGCCCACAACGGACACCCAAAATCTACGAGACGCTAGCAGTGCTTTAATTTTCGCCATTTTTTTTCTCCAAAATAAAAATCATAAAAGTGTTAGAGAAGACCTTCTCTTTACATTAGTTTATAGTTCATCCTCGTTCAATATTTACAATCCTTTTCGTTTTTTCACATGAGCATTTTCCATAAGCGTTAACGCAATTACAGTAGGTGCTATCTGTGTCGCATTTACATTGCTCCGGTTCTGGTTCCGGTTCTGGTTCCGGTTCTGGTTTAACGTCTTTTCCGTGGTATGGACAGTCTGTTTGATGTCCGTCTCCATGAGTTATTTTTCCGGTCCCGCGACAGATGCATTTGTTCACATCTGGATGCGGCCCTTCTGGTGTATCATCTGGTGGCTTTACTTTTAGTATCTTCTCTTCTGCTAAATTAAAAGCCTCGACTGTTTTCTTTATTATAGCACCTACTTCGTCATTTGTCAAGTTATTTCTTGAATGTATTTCAGAATTTATTTCGGGATTTATGGATGGTAAAACCCCAAGCGTGAAAAACAACAAGGCTGCCACAAAAGTGTAGCCGGAATTATCTGTTTTTTTGTTATAGTCTATCATGTTAAAAAACCTCATCTATGGTCCAGTCGATGTTTTTAGCTGGGAATCCGCTTACGTCGCTGAATACCCAAGCCCCCCCACCAGACAACATGTCGCGAGCGTCCCTTTCTCTGATCCAAAAGCTGCCGTCTGGCTGGCCTAATCTCTTGGGTCCACTATTCCAAACTCCCCACGAATTCTGGATTAAAAAGAGCGATTCCTTATGTACATCGTGGGTGTCGTCACAGGCAATCCATGTCATAGCGTGATTCCATCCGCTGGATTTCTTCGCTATTCCGTTTTTGTCTCTCTTGCTGGAAAAACCATGCCCAGAACAAACAGAAAGGGAATAGCCATTCGCTAAAGCGTCCTTAGCTTCCTGAACTGTACGAACGGATGAAATTGTTTTTACCTGATGCTTCTGGGCCTCATCGCGATAAATAGAGTCGGGAATCTCATGGTCGGCTCCAATCTCCGAATCATATTTAGATAGATCAACTTTCCCATAGTCTTTACGAAGAAGTATGCCCCCTTCTTCATAGACATATCTAGCAGCACTCGAACAGGACATTCCCTGCCCCCTGTGCCCTCTGGATTGATATATGCCCTCTGTCGCTCCACGGGAAACAAATTGCTCCCTATCTCCCTTAATATCTATCTCAACGGATCTCGTGATGTCTATGGCGTTTCTTGTCGCGTGTGACACACAGTCTCCGGTTGTTTGTCGCTCCGCCGGGCCAAAGCCCGGATCAAATTTTAAAAGCGACTTAAATGGCAACGAAAGTTTGCCGTCGCCGTCTCCGAATAGGTTGTGTGCGGCAACTCCGAACACAGGCATGGGAAGTTCTCCCATTAGCTTTTTTACATCTTCTGGATCGCAAATACTGCCAACAAACCCGTGCCTATACAACTTTAGTATTTTGCTTGGGGTGCTAAAGTCCATTGATAACCTCTCTAGCCGAGTTGTTCCATGAAAAAAGTCTACTGGTTTCTATGCCAGACTCATTTAAGTGCAATGCGCCACTTTGTTTAGCGTTGTGAACAGCTCGCATGTGAGTAACCGTCTGCTCCTTTTGCGAATCCGACAACACTGCCCATCGTCCATGCGAACCACTAAAGAACACTCCGTCGTAAGCAGGCTCTAGATCTTCTATATGTGTTAAATGTGAATTGTCTTCATTACAAAACTCCGTATGAGCGGAGTAATTTGTGGTTATAACCTGTTTCCCGCAGGCCATCATCTCAAGAAGCTCTAAGTTCCAACCCTCGGCACGAGAGGGGAAAACGCCACAATCGGACTGCTTCATTATATTATACACATCTTTGTGAGAATGCTGTCTGGGAATTATCCTGATTTTGTCGCCCAGAGTAGAGGATTTGTACCGATTTTGCCAATCCTGATTACCCTGTCCAATAAAAGGATTATCGCACATCATCCACAACTCCACGTCGTCCGATAGAGTAAACGCCGCATTAAAGTATTGCAGCAAAAGGTCGTGACCCTTACGCTTTTCCCATTTTCCACAGTTAAAAAAGATAGTGGGGGATCTGGATGATTTGTAGGGCTTGAATAATTCTGTGTCCACACCTAGCGGGACAACATGCACGTTTTGGGATGTGAATTTAGTTTGATCTATGACTATATCTTTTGCCCATTGTGAACAAACAAATATACGGTCACAATGCTCCATGCTTCTCTTTTCCTCTTCGCTAAATTCTGTAAGCTCGAAGATAGGAAAACCAATATGTAGATTTTTACCAACGTGAGAATGAAGATCGTTCTGGTGCCAAATTTTAACAGAGGGATATTCTAGCGATCTCTCTCTTATCATGTCGGCATATCTTATGCCTTGATTTTCAATACCGGCAGACACAAATTTATCAACAAATTCGGGCTTAAAGATAGGGTAAAGGGCGACGGATGGACTAATGTTGTATAAACTTTTAAATATATTATATCCAGCCACCCCGTACCCCAAATTGTTTATGGGTGCAGTCAGGTTGATCAAGTCCTATTCCTCCGATACTAATTCCTGAAGTCTTGTGTCTTTCCGGTACTAAAAAATTATCCACAGTCACTGCGGGGTGGAAATTTTGTTGGTTCTGTCATCCACTCTATAATATCTTCATGGACTTCTATCCATGCCTTGGCCTGTAGCACTTCGTCATCTGTTTCAATTTTTTCCATTATGCCCATGACTAGCTCCCTTGTCATTTTAAATTCTTCGGGACTAAACTCCAAATGGTATTTCAGCGGTGATGTCGCAGATTGTCGATACTCATAGAGTCTCATCGTTAGCCCCTTTTAAGACTAAAGCCCGGCGAATAATTCCTTAATAATTCTTCCCGAGTTGGCAATTTTCATCGGCCTACCGTTGTTACTTGTAAAGGTGGTTTTAAGGGAAATGTTTAAAGCGTTACAAACAGAGGCCATTATATCTTGGGATGAATACGCTATGCCCTCGACGCTCTTTCCGTCTTCGCTGGTACTTCCGACAGAGATACCTCCGTTCATACCTCCTCCTCCCACCACGACACTCCAGCTCGCCGCCCAGTGGTCACGGCCCACATTGGCGTTAATCTGGGGGGTTCGGCTAAATTCGCCCATCCATATAACAACAGTGTCTTTTAAGAGACCCCGCTGTTCCAAGTCTTCTACTAGAGCACTCATTCCTCGGTCTAATACTGGGAGCCTTGTGTCTTTTAGCGTGGGGAAAATGTTTTGATGATTGTCCCATCCTCCAAGGCCGACTTCAATAAAGGGAATCCCTACCTCGACCAGCCGTCGAGCCATAAGACACCCCTTACCAAAACCGTTGTCTCCGTATCTTTCCTTTACGGCTTCCGGCTCGTTAGCAACCTTCATGGCGTCCATCTGTTTACTGGTTAAAACGTCAAGGGTCTTCTTTAGAACCTTCTGATGTTCCCTTGGGAGTAAGCCTCTGTTGGATTTTATAAAGTTGTTCTCTAACATATCTAAATATTGCATCCGCTTATAGAATCTTGCGTCTATCTTGATGTCTAGATTTTTCACTCGACCATCACTATTCACTAAAAACGGGGCATACTCCGCTCCCAAAAAGCCCGCTCCCATACTGCCACCGTTAACGGAAACAAACTGCGGAATTTTGATATTCTCGTTTTCAAGCTGTTTCGATATTACGGAACCGTAGCTTGGGTGTTTTATGCTGGGGTTTGGAGTGTACCCGGTATGCATGTAATATCTGCCCCGAGTATGATCTGCTTCACGGGTACTCATGCTACGAATAATAGCCATGTTGTGCATTTGTTTGGCCATCATAGGCATGTGTTCGCAGATTTCAACATCCCCAGAGGTGGGAATGGGCCTGAATGGCCCACCCGTGGGGGAGTCTGGCTTTAGATCCCAGATATCCATTGTGGATGGGCCGCCGCCCATCCACAGGAGTATGGCCGATTTGCCGTTCTTTTTTAACTCTTGCTCATTAGATTTAAGAGTTTGGGTTAATGCGAATACCCCAGCGGCTGATGATAGAAAAGCCCTTCTATCCATTTACTTACTCCCCTTAGATCGCCCCCTTGAACCACGGTAAGATTTCCCTCTTGAGGGGAGGTTGCCTTTCGGATGGATACCCTTTTCGGACGGGCGAAAGCCGGAGGCTCCGCGAGTTCGCCTTTGGCCACTACTGCGCGTAAAGCTTTGACGCAATCGTGGAAAAGCGACTTTAAATTCCTTTAGGGAAATCGAGCCGTTATGATTAGAATCCATCCGCTTGAAAATAAGTTCCACAATCTCAACGGGAAGCTTCTTGGGCGCGGGCCTCTTTGTCCCTGTCCCTATTGCTTCTGGCCCCTTCGGCAAACTTCGGTCACCGGTATCGCCGCTAGAGCCCGGTCGCGTCGAAGCTCCAGTTGTCGCGGGGGTCGTGACCGGGTCGGGTGGCGGTGGATCTACTGTAACCGGTGACGATGTTAACATAATTGTAACAAGCATTATTGATCTCATTTTCCTTCTCCTCGGTTTATAGAATTACTGTAAATTATCATGATAGAATTACTTTTCCTTCTCCCTCAAGTAAGTATCGTGGTCTACCACCTTGGTCTACCCTTTGAATGTCCGTATCAATACCAAAATGATCAAACATTGTGGCGGCAACATCTATAGGCCCAACCTTTCCTTTGGTGGGATAATAACCCTTATCGGCAGAGCCAATCACCCTTCCATGATCATATCCGCCTCCGGATAGAAGCATGGGGGTAATTGAGGGCCAATGGTCTCGACCGGCGTTTTGATTAAGTCGTGTTCTGCCAAATTCACCGGTCACTACCAAGAGCACATTTTTTGACATACCGCTATCGTAAATGTCTTTTACGAAGGCGGAGAGAGCCTTGTCGAGAGAAGGAACTCTACCTTCCAAAGCTTTCTTAATGTTTCCATGCATATCCCATCCACCATAATTGACGGTAATAAACTTGGTCCCAAATTGGGCTAGCCGTCGAGCGAGAAGCATTTGGTCTCCAATGCCACCTTTACCATACATTTCACGCATGGTTTCAGGTTCTTGATCGAGGTCAAATGCATCCTTAGCGTTTCCAAGAATGACATGATACGCCATGTCACCAATTTCCGTAAACGACTGAGCCTGTTCAGAAATGATTCTATCAATCCGATCTAGGGATTTAAGTAAGTTTTTTCTCTCGGTAAAACGGTTAATGTCCACTCTTGGGATAAGGTTCTCCTTGTTAGACGGATCAAAAGGTTTGTGTGCTCCGCCTAAGAATGTTGGCTGTTCACCCTCGATCTTACCCTGCTTAACATATGCAGGCATTCCGTTGGTGGGATGATTAGAACCAAACACGGATGACACAATAGCACCATGACCCGGATATTCTGAATCCGCAGTATTTTCTCTCTTCGGGTTTTTATGACCCGTCATCATCCAGTGGGTAGCCTGACGATGTGAAGAGTCTCCATGAGAGAAGGAGTTCACGGCGGTGAGATGGTCTCCCTGCTTAATTAAATCCTTAAACAGCCCGCCAAAAGCTAGGCCATTTTTATGGTTAACCATTCCGCTTACAGGCTTATGTGTATCTGGAGCAGGGCCGGTTGGGGCGTGGAAGGTTTCAAACTGCGTTGGACCTCCGCCCAGCCAGACCCATACTACGGATTTTTGACTGGCTGGCAGAATTTCGTTTTCTGCAAAAGCCGTGTCTGAAAATGGGATATATCCAAGACCAGCACCAATACCACCTATTCTAAGGAAATCTCTTCTGTTAAAATTTATATCTAGCATTTTGCTTCTCCGAGTTTGGTGCTCGTTGCCATCTTCTGTGTTAGTATGCCGGAACTAAGATTCTTCCATTTTTCGTATAAACACCCTTCCTCGCAAACTCATAAATCTCACCAGTCTTTGGGTCTCTATACTTGTATCCGGCGTCAGTCTCCTCCTTTAGTTGATTCTTCATTTTCATTGTCCAAAGAAGATCCGCGTCTTTCAATGATATAGGAACACATTTACCATCTTTTTCTATATATCCCTCATTGCAATTGGGCGGATATCCAGCCTTTTCATCCGCTTCCGAATTATATCGCG